GAGCTGATACCAATCCCCATCTGAGCTCCTCTTCGCGCTCTACAGCCGCTTCTAAGCCTTTGAGCATTTCTAAATATGCTGAGTCCGCATATGCCTCGATCTCAGCTGCTGCCGCGGTTTTCGCGCGACCGTCAGAAAGGGCGGCTTTCATTAACATGGCTTTTTGACTCTTTCGGTATTCTTCCAAGTACACACGATGAGCCTTTGCTTGAGCATATTTGCGTCCGTGCGTATATAGATAGTCCACCGCATCATTAATGTCTTTTTCATTCATTTTTGTAACCAAAAAATATAGCCAATTAATAGGCACCAGGCAAAGTAAGGCCAAATCATCCAGGGTGAAATATCATCCAATAATGTCATCGTATTTATCTCGTTTTAATTTAATACTTGTTGCATGAAATGCAAGCATTTTGTCAGCCAACTCAAACGCTCGTGGTATCGCTACCTCATCCCACGTTTGCCCTTCTGGTATCTGCATCTGCCAGTCCCCTGCGCACATTCCTGCAAGTATCTGCGTTGCTATCTCTAAGCGTGTCATTCCTCCTCCCCATCAATCCAGTTATCAAGTTTGTCGTGCATCTCTTTGCGGCGAGCTTGTGCAATCGTCATGTCTTTATCATCAACAATGACTTCTATGGTGTTTGCCATCTCGCTTTCAAACTGTGCACCCTTTTTAAACATAATTTCTTGAGGCGTTGTACCAACTGTAAAAACCATACCCTGCAAGTTAATTGCTGTTTCGACTTTCATGTGTTTAATTCCTTTAGTTTGGTTTGAATTTCTTTTGCATAAAAGTTAAATGGTTGGTCTTTGCAAAAGTTTGCAATTTCGTAAACTTCATCATCCGTCAGCCCGACCCACGGTTTTTTAATATATGACAACTGCCCGTCTTTTATTTGAATCATTTGTGGCTCTTGCTCAGGCTTGGGTCTATTTAGTTCATCTTCTATCCTGCGAATGATGTTTAAATAATATCCAGTTTGCCCTGTACCAAACTCTCTACCATTCATTAACGAACGCATTGCATCCCGAGCGAGTTGTAATAGGTCATGTTCTAAAGTCATTTCGTCACCTCTGCTTTAGCAATTGCTGCTCGTGCTTTACGCAAACGAACAAGAGCAACTGACATATTTACAATTACTTGTTGAGGTGCTGCTTCAATACCTGCTTTAGGAACGGTAGCTTCATCTATAAATTGTGGACAATCGCATATTTCTTTCAACGCCTCAAGCAACTCAGCGTTCATCGAGTGCAAGCGACGAAGTTCTGTTGCTATTTCAGCGTCACCAATGCAAGACATATCCCCTTCAATCATTTCAGCCAATCTCAGTGCTTCGGGTTGTTTTGTGTCTGTCATTTCGTCACCACCATAGACTTACCAATCTCTGCCGCTGCTCTTACAATTGCTTTGCGTGTTGCTGCATAAGAATCTTCATCATACATACGGCACATTGATTTAATTTCACCGTCATGATTGCGGATACCGACTTCTGCAAAATTTGCGTGGCTCCAAAATGGCGGGCATACAGATAACTTTAACTTCACCGCCAAGCGCAGAGCAGTACCGTCATTTTCTAACGGATTCCAGTAGTCCTCACCATTCCATATCGCCTCATCAATCCCGTATCGAACATCAAGCGATGAATCTTTGAGGTTTTGGTATTGAATGGTTGTATATCCCGCAGCCCTAGCTGCCAGTTCTAACAATTCTTGGTCTGTCATTTCGTCACCTCGTCTAGTGCGTAGAGTGGTATGGTATATATACCCTCGCCATCGGTTTCGCTTGCTGAAATCACATCGCCGTACTCAGGCAACATCCACGCCACAGGCTTCAACGCTTTCAACTCACGCAAATAGTCTTGGCGCACAAGTTCGGCAAAACGTTCAAGTTCTTTTATGCCACACTCCCACGAATCAATAAAATGCGTCTGCTCTTCAAACCCCGCTTGTTCAGCCAACTCTTTTAATCGTTTGTTCATATCACCTCCGCTGATTTCAGCTTGCCTGTTTCGCCGTCAAAAGTTATTTTGATGCACCCATCAGCTTCATGACCTTTTTGATTGTCAAATTCTAACCATGAGCTATTTGATACCAAACCACGAATTAAATATTTAACAATGTCAGGCTTTGGCTCAGGCTTGATGCGATACTCGCCACTACCGTTCCAAAGCGGCGGGTCAACATTTTCCCAATTGCCAGTACCACCATAATATTGAATCTGCGCCCCGTCTGCCCATGCGTGTATAAGGTCTGCGTGTTTGTGTTTCATGTTGATCCCCCAAGTATTTCAATGGCCTTGCGACTTAGTTCCAAAGTCACCGCCCGGCGCAGCCTAACAATCTCGTCTGAGTATTTGACGCAGGTATCTAGTAGCGACTGGTTAGACTTCTGCAGCGACTCAATCTGCTCATCTTGCTCCCTAATGTGGCTCTCAAGCGAATCAATGAGAGTCTGCAACTCACGCTGTTCTTTCATGCTCCAAACCTCGCAATTAATGCTGCATCAGCTAAAGCTTGCCCTTTACCTTTCTTGTGCAAGTCCGACCAATGGGGCCACAACTGAATTCCACGCGCCCTAGCTGCATCTTTTTCCGTACCAATGAGCCCAGCTGCTTTTTTCCATTTCTGTGGTGTCACCATCGTGTGCGCATAACCTAAAGCTGCGATCACACCCATGATCGTGCCGCATGAATGCCCAAAGTTAAACATTGACGTAACACCTTGCCCAGGCATCGCCCCTACCTGCTCGACATATACATGAGTAACCTCAATGCCTTGATCCATAAAGAAAGCCACCTCAGCCGCGTTTACGCGCGTCGCAGAGCCTACTTTGTAGGTTGGCATAACTAACCATTCAATTGGCATGTCGTTTTCCAACATGACTAGAGCGCCAGTCGCGCCGGGATCGATTCCAATAATCATTTTTTTACCTCAAAAGAATTGCAACGTTGCAAAGCAAACCTCATGGTCGCGGTAGGTGCTCCTCTCAAATCTCTGATTGATTCACACCGCGTAGATTTTTCGTTGTAATGTTTGCATTCAAAACACACTCTACGATCGTCGAGCTCAGGAAACATATCCCTTTCCCAAAGCTTCTCAGCCAACTCATAAGCTTCGGTGTCTGATAAGCCTTCAGCAATAAAATGCTTGCGACGTCTCTCATGTCTTTTAATAAATACTTCGAGCTCGCGCCCTTCAATCAAACGGAAGGGATTCTGGTTGGATGGTAATTCTTGAGTCTTCACGGTCAATTCTGATATTTCCATCGGCTTCGATATTCCAATCCATTCCGTTGGCGTCAACCTTTGTCCAACACATAACTTCAATGACGACTTGCTTACAGAGGTACTCTTTTCCACTTTCATCAAACACTCTCCATTTATGGTCTATGGTGCCGCGACCGAATTGCCCTGCACTTTTATTAAAACGAACACGAAACTTCATATCACCTCCACTTGGGGTTGTGGAGCTGTTGTGACACTTAAATTCATATGCACAAACCGCATAGGTTTTATTGAGTTATTTCTTGTGAATTGGTGCGGAAGCCAGGGTGGTGCAAATAGCAATATCCCTGCCTCTGGCGTAAATGTAATGTGCGTCGACGCCATAGTCATTTTTGAATCATCCGCAACAGGCAAATTTGTAATGACTTTGGCTGGGCGCGGATCATGAATGATCATGCTGCAAGCGTTTTCTGGTACATCCAAGAAGTAAAACACCGACATTGCGGAACCGTTTCCATGCATATGTGTGTCGATCGCGCTTTGGTAATTATGTTCTTGACACCACATCTCACTGAAAAATGTCACCAGCTGATCCATGTTGAACCCCTGCGAGCTCAAAATATTCCAAGTGCTTTGCGACACGTATTGAGAAAAGTTTTCAATCGATTTCTCATGTGAAAAATTGCTCGTCATTACGGTCATTTGCTTAGTGTCTTTGACGCGTGATTGATCAAGGTAATGCAAAGCCACATTGCGTACAGCATCCATAAACTGCGGCGCTTTGATTGCATAAATTGCCGTTGCGAAATAATGCAACTCTTCTAATTTGTCCATGCCAACTCCTGAGTTAATTTAAGACAGTCTAACATAAAATTAGAGTTTGTGAACAAAAAAAATAGACGGACTATTCCTCCGTTAAAAATTAAAATTAACTACATAATTATCTTTATTCTCTTCATATTCTTTATCAAGTACAAAAGGTACTTTTAATTTCTTATTGTTAATTTGACACATATGACAAACTTTTTTACCTTGGGTTGTCTCACTTAACTTCAATTTCTTCTTTCTCATTTTGCTTGTTGAGTAAAGTTTACAAACGGTGTCACCGTTTAACCATAAGTGAGCTACGCTCTCTTTTTTATTAGGATTAAGAATAAACATAACTTTTTTCCATGCTGATAAGGACAACAGGACATAGATTTGGACAAAAACTCCCCAAAGGAAACGGAGGGTTTCCTTCGAGAAGATTCCGTGTCATGCGGATTAAGGTATCCAGTCCATGAGTTCGGGTTGCGCCTATCGAGAAATGTTCCATCGCAACTAGTCAGACTATAAACCCCCATTGTTCGAGGCCACGTTTCCGCTCTGACCGAGCTTGACACTACAGGGTGCTTGTTTTTGGCTCTCCCAACAGAACTGAACCGCTGGAGCCATTCATCGCTTCGTGCTTCCTGTAGCCGCTATCAACTCCCACGGATGGCGCTTACGCTTAGTTCGCCACTGTCACGCTTTGCTTGATCCAACGCGGTTTACCCTGAACATATCAAGCACTTCGGGCATAAAAAAAGCCGCTTTAATGCGTATCTTGTTGGCGACATCTCATTTCTGAGACTGTTCTTTGATAAATACTTTCCACGCTACTTATCAAAAAACCAAGATACACATTAAAACGGCTTCAAACATCGCTCGCCAAAGCAACATTTCATACTGCAATTGTATCAATGAGCCTCAGCGCATGTCAACACACTTTTACGTAACTCCATGACTTTGCCCACAACAGCAAACAATCCATGCTTAACATGCAGATCATTGGAATCGTTTCCAACCTCATCTGCCATCGTGTATGGTAATCCTGTTTCCTGCGCAGCTTTCTGTCCGGTGCCTAATAAATCATTATCCGCAAAGACAAAACGCTGATTCGGAATCTGATCCGCAACAGCAATAAGATTCGACGCTGAGAAGCAAACCACTACAGAGGATTTTAGACCGCACGTTCTTAAAGCTTTATGCAGGCTCAATCCCGTTGCATATCCTTCGACTAACCATGTCTCAGGTACCTGGCGCGCACCAATGTAAAACACTGCGTTTTTAGCTCTCATACCGTACATCATCTTCTTTTCGTACTTGCGCGCTTCATAGTCAAAATAAATCTCTTGATAACCTTGAAGCTTTGACGTCGACACATTACGCATTGGCACCAACAATTTGTTGTCTAAAACCAACCCTTTCTCTTCTTTAAAACCTTTGTACTCAAGATATGGATGCGATTCCATTTTTGCCATCTTTAACAATTCTTGAGCATGTTGCGCAGCTGCATCATATTTTTTCTGTTGATCAGACACTTGAGCTCGACGCTTCTCGCCCCAGGCGCGCTTTTCGTCCTCCGACCATGGTTTGGCATCAGGATCGTTGTACCAAACGACCTTGGCCTCTCCTGACCAATCCATAACCCATCCACGCTTACCATCCCAAAAGTATGAGCCATTTGTTGATCTAGGTTTTAAAACCGTACCAGTACGTCGAATCTTATCGGATGGAAATAAGCGATCGTGGTCGACCTCCACCCCGTGAGCTCGAGCAAATTGGATAAAGTTCATTGTTCTAAATCCTTTTTTAATTCGTCAATCATCCAATCAATCCAAAGACAACGTGTACGAATTAATTTTAATTTTGTTTTTTTTGTAATTTTTTTAAAATCACTGGCTGAAGCATAATTTTTTTTAACTAACCATTCTTCAAGTGTTTTGCAACCATCCAATTGAAAATTAATCCATTCACGTAAATATGTTTCATGTTTACCGTAATCTGGTATCGCATTACAAATATACTTTTCTTCTTCCATTTCTATAAAAATTTTTGCGCATTTTAGTGACAGTATCCAATTTCCAACTTTTAATTGTTTTAAATATTTATTCATTTGCCTATTCCCTTTTTGTAAGCAATGTTCATTTGCTGGATCTTGTTGTAAACATTTTTTCCGATATCAACTGTAGGTGCTTTACTGAATGACCACTTGGTTTCCTGTCCGGTGATTTTTTTAAATAGGTGCCAAGCGCGACCAGATTGTGTTTCAGGCTTGCTATGAATCCGAGCATAGCTGCAGACTTGATGCCAAAGATGCTCGGCATTGTCTGCAAGTTTCTTCTTTTGTGAGCCAGTACCTATGAAGATTTCCTGCATATGTCCCGGCAATGACTCATCTATCTGCCTTGTTACCTTCTCATGCCCACACGCCATACATCTTTTCAAAAACGGTCTGTAGCCACATTTTGGGCAACCCTTAGATTCAAATTCTTCAGCTTCGCGAATTTTCTTATCTAACTTATCGCCATCATCAAGCTTCTCAAGCCCATTGAAATAAATATCATTAAAATCCTCAAAAAAACGGACAATGTTTCCAGAGAAATCTAATAGGTGACAATCTTTTTTACCTGTTTCTGGCGAGCTTCTCAAACCTCGCCCCCAAATCTGAATTGCTGTTGATAACGATTTACGCAATGGTCGCGCATCACAGATACAACCTACGTCTGGCACGTCAAACCCTTTGGCTAATGCTTCCACTGAGATTAATATCTTCAAGTGACTGTTGGACTTACGATACTCATCCAACAGGTGCTCGCGCTCCTTCATGGTTGTCTCAGACGTAAACACTGCAGCCATAATCCCCTGATCAATAAACTGGCGACACAACTCCTCGCAATGTTTGATCGTCGAACCAAATACGATCGTCTTACGGTTATCCCCAAACTTAATCCAGTCAGAAACAACATCTCCAATAATTTTTAGACTGCGTTCTTCAGCTGCCTTGTCTGTCCACTCGCCACCCTTGGTCTCAGCGCCCTTCATATCGGGCTTATGGCACGAGAACACGCGCATGGGTACCAACACACCCTCTTGGGTAAGATCGTGCATTGTGGTGGCGTTTACGATGTTTGAGAAGATCTTGCCGAGCCCCGCGGTAAAGGGTGTAGCCGATAAACCGATGACGGTTGCGCCAGTGGTCATTGCAAAGTCTGTCCAAGCTTTGTAAGCGGTGTGGCAGTTATGAACTAAAAAGCCATTTGCAAAATATGATGGATGCCCTTCAACTCGCAAGTTGTAAACAATTTCATCGCATACTGATTCTTCAATCTCAACACTTTCCACCCATGCATGCGCAGTAAGGAGTCCTTCTTCCTGTCCTTTTCTTTTTGTTTCTGAGAAAAATGACTTGCTCCGTCCAATTCGATAGCAATTTTCATATCCGCATTGGCTATATCCAGCTTGTAATGATGTGGATATCCTTCCTTCGTTGATTTCTTCGTGTTCAGAACATATTCCGCCACCCAATCTTTCCCTAGCGCATTTAGAACGAATTGCTGTGTTGATGTCATCCCACGTCCATTGCCCCCTTGAACAATTGGTTTGTGACCAATCCTCAACAAGGTTTCTCGCATTTTTTCCCTCGATAATTGATTGTGCATAGGATTTTTCAATTTCTTCGCACAAGATTGTCCACAAGTCATTCTTTTTTTGAATTGAGATTCCGCTTGAGCTCTCGGATTCCCGTTGAGATACTTTTCCATTTTTGGAAAAATTTTCTTTCCACAAACTTTGCACACCTTGTATGCGAAAAAGCTTCTCACCGATACCCAAGGAGCCAGCAGATTTCCATCCCATTCCTGTGAATATAGGATGATCTGGTGTGCATCTGAAATTTGTTCCATCACTCAGTCTCACTTTGCATAATTTATTTGATGTTTTAGAAAAAGTTGATTTAACCTTTGCTATACCAAATGTATTGTATATGAGATCTCCACTACGGATTGTGTGTATTTCAACTAATCCATTTGGGGTTGATATCAAAGTATCTTCAGGAAAACACTCATCGACTACGAGCACATCCATTTGAGGCCAAAACTGGCGCTTGGCAACCGTTTGCACAGACGCTATTTGGAATAACTCATCTGGGCGTCGCCGCCAATGTTTAGCCTGAACAATCCCGTGCTCAATGCCATAACGATCGGCGACCGCTGACGTTTGATTAATTAGCGTTGTCCGATCGCATAAAAACACGGCTTTTTTGCCACGTTGGATTGCTTCGTTGCAGATCCGCAACCCGAGGTACGTTTTACCTGCCCCAGTGGGTGCCATCAAGATTTGATTCTTATGCCCAGCGCGAAAGCCGATTCTTAACTTTTCGTGGGCATCTACTTGAAATTTTCTGGGTGGTGGAAATCCGTCATTACGCTCATCTGGCGCTAGGATATCTTGTGTCATTTTTTCTTGTCCAATTGTTTTTGAAGTTGTTTAACTAAAGTCACCGCGGCATTGCGCTCACTTTGCAAACCTTGGATGCGGATCTCGAGCTGAGAATTTAAATGGTTCAATCTCTTGATCTCTTCATTCGCAGTCTTTAAAGGCTCGTCAGACTCCAGCAATTTATACATCGCTTGCTGATCCGCTTCCAAAGCCATTTCTGCAGCTTTAATTTCAGCATCATCTGGAACTGCACCATTCTTTTCATCTTTGTTTGGAAACGTTTCCACTGACTGTTTTTGTCTTTCTGTCTTCTTTTCTTTTTGCGCAGCCAATTGTTGTTTTTTTGCATCTGGGCGTCTAACTTTTGCTACAAATGGGTGAGAAACCCCTGCAACCCTAGCAATTTGACGATCGGAAGCGCTATCACCCTCGAGCTCAATAGCAATTCGTACGTTATTTGCTAAGTCTTCGCTTGATAGTGGGGTGCCATGTTTATGGTTCTCATGAAGGGCTGCGCGCACTGCATCTTCTTGTGAACCATCTTCAAATTTCACCTCAACTTCTTTGACGCCAATAATTTTGTAAGCATGGTAACGATGAAACCCACTGTACATCCAATAATTCTCGCCATCAAACTTAGCTTTCAGTGCTGGAAATATGTCTCCTTCAAGCATGCAATCACGGAAATGGTAGATACGAGCCTGGTGAATAATTTTCCGAGTCTGTGTTCCGCCATCTGTACGAAGGTCTAAAAGATTTATTGTTCGTTGTTCCAATTACTTCTCCAAATTAATCAAAAAGGTCTGGGCGTAAATCATGCACAGATACAAGCCCTTGCGTTGCGCGTTCAATTTTTTTAGCTAACTCCGGTGATGGTTGACGGGATTTTCTCAGTAGTAAACCCAACCAAGTGGGCGTGATGCCAAGGTATTGAGCCATCTCCTTTTTTGCCCCGTAGGGCTCGCCGTTGAAATATTCTTTAAGTGTCATATCGTTCCCTAAGTAAGATGAGGTACTCGCTGCACTGTGGCAAGCTATTCTCAGCGTCTATCTAGAATGGCTGTAAGGTGCTACCTATAAGCACACAACATTCGCTTTCCCTCAAGAATTCAGTCTAACACAAAATTAGATATGTGTTATAGTCTTCGTACGATCATGTGATCGGTTAAAAGGAAAAATCATGGGATTTTATGCAGAAAGCAGTGGAGATTTTGAACGTTGCCCACCAGGAATGCATCTCGCAAGATGCTATAGCATCATTGATTTAGGCACTCAAAAAACAGAATACATGGGTGCAGTGAAGTTTCTTCACAAAGTCAGATTCAATTGGGAAATCCATGGTAATGATGACGACAACAAACCAATTTTAATGAAAGACAATCGACCTTTTTCGGTTAATAAAGATTACACATTGAGTTGGGGTGATAAAGCCAATCTCAGACTAGATCTTCAATCGTGGCGCGGGAAACCTTTTTCACAAGAAGAAATGCGAAGATTTGATCTCAAGAATGTGTTGGGCGTATGGTGCATGCTTAACGTTTTTGAACGACCTGCTAAAACTGGCGACAAAATCTATACAAACGTTGATAGTGTCTCACCAGTGCCGTCAATAATCAAAAAGAACGGCTTTCCTGATCCACACAATGAAACCGTTATTTTTAACTTGAAAGAATTTGATCTGGAAGTATTTAACAAATTCCATGATTACCTAAAACAAAAAATCATGCTTTCGCCTGAGTACCAAAAGTTAAACACCGTCGACCGCGACGCAGAGGAGGAGCTCAACCGCCAACCTCAAGCCCCTGAAGAAGACGACGACGATAGCATCCCTTTTTAAGGATAACTTAATGACATCAATTATTGCACGATCGGCAGAATCGGTTCACTGGTACCGCGCGGAGGATGGCGCACCCCAATATACCGTCCCATCCAAAAAAGATGGCTCTGAGCGTCCTACGACGCTTGGGGATGCGCGCAAGATGAACTTGGTGCCTTCGGTTACCACCATCTTGAAATTGTCAGCCAAGCCTGGGCTCGAGCTGTGGAAAAACGAGCAGTTGCTACTTGCTGCTCTTACCCTTCCTCGCGCGCCAGGCGAGCCTGAGAAGGATTTTATTAAGCGCATTATTGCTGATTCAAAAGAAACGGGAAAAGCAGCTGCAGAGGCTGGAACTCGAATCCATGAGTCAATTGAAAGGTATTTCAACGGCGAACAAAATGTTGAACACTTAAAGATTGCTCAAGAGTTCAACATTGTTCTTAATTTTCATTTTAAGACTTCGCCCACACAGAAATGGATTCCAGAAACATCGTTTTCGCATTCTTATGGGTTTGGTGGCAAGATTGACCTATATACAAAACCTGATCAAGACGCGCCAGATGGAATTGTGATTGATATCAAAACCAAAGAATTTACCGCGGACGATAAGGTTGTTGGCTATGACGAAAACCTGCTTCAACTCGCAGCATACCGCCAGGGCTTAGGTCTACCAAACGCACGGTGCGCAAACGTTTTTGTATCGCGCACACAACCCGGCTTAGTCAAAGTTTTTGAATGGTCGCAGGAAGACCTTGCTCGAGGTTGGAAGATGTTTCAATGCCTATTACATTTTTGGCAAATTAAAAACAAATTTGGGGATGAGCATGCTGAGTAGAGAAGAAATCAAAACAGTATTTGTGAATACTTATTTAGAGGAAAATTACAACTTCTTGGAGGATGATCTGATAAAACTTGCGAATGCTTTTATTGATGCCGCCAAGCCAACAATTGCTCGAGAGGAGCGAGCTCAATGCGTCAAGATCGCAAAATCTTACAACATATTGCTTGCAGAACAAATTTTAGAAAAACGAGCGAAATCATGAAAAGCGTTTGCTATTCATTTTTGTTTGGCATGTTGATGCTATTTTTAATCTACATCCACGCTATTTAAAAAAATTCTCCCATAAAGGGGGAATAATTATTTATTTTTTGTTTCGATCATAAACTGGCGGGGGCTTTACTTCTCGAAATGGATAAAGCATCCCTGCCCCAGTAGCGAGCGCTCCTGCCGCAACGCCCGGAACACTTCCAGTCATCATTGCTAATCCGCCACCAGTTTGCAAAGCTTTCCGAATAGCCTCATCGCTCCAGCCATTTTTCTTGACCTCTTCATACAAATCATAGCCTTCTTTTGCTGTTAGAAGACCTCCCAGAGCGCCAGTACCAATTTTTGCCGCACCAGAAAGAGCACCTTTTAGAGCAGCAATTCGTGCAGCCGATTTGTTTTGTTCAAGAATTTCTAACGCTCGTTTGCGAAGTCGTTGTTCTTCAACGATTCGTGCTTCATGCTCAGGCAAACCAATGCCAGTTTCTTTCGTGGGAAACTGTTTGCCTGCTTGAACGATTGCGCTCTCAGCGCCGGGGTTCATCGCCAAATTATGTTTTGTGGTCATCGATTGACGCTGACTCTCCCAATTGTGACCGCTCTCCATTTGCCGACCACTTGGCTCATCTTTCCCACGCAAGCTTTGCATGATCTTTTGAATCTCAGACTCCTGTGCATTAAAAGTCGCAGTCGGTGAATTCCCGCCTCGTGGCGCAAACAAGTTTGGCGCAGGTCTAAAAAGATTGCTGCCAATCCCTTTGTATGCCGTAAAAGCGCCCGTTGCAGCACCAGTTGGTGTTAACCAACTTGGTGGTTTTTTTTCAGTCTGATCTTCCGTATTAACAGGTGAAATCATAGGCACGTTCGCAAACATGCCTTTGCCACCAGCCATGCTCGGATTATTTTGCTTAAAATACTCTTCGGCTTCTAAGTCAGCTTGTTGCTCAGCAGTCAATGCCATGATTTATCATCCACCAGATCGTTGTTGTTGAGCTCTTAACGCTTCTTCTTTAATTTTTTCACTAAAAGATCTCTGAATATAACGTAATCGCGCTTGATATTTTGCATCTAAATTCGTCAATTCTGGCGAATTTCCAACAATATCTAAATATGGGGTAGGACTACTTGGATCAGCACGTTTCAGATTTTTCGTTATAACATCAAAGAATTCTTTTCTATGATTAAAATTTTCTTTTTCTTCTGACAATTTAGCAATAGCTGCCAACACATTTGTTTGCGGCGTAACGTATTGAGAAAGGGTTTTCATGAATTCACCTTGTGGAATATTATTCATGTTCAAACCGCTTTCTTTCATTTGTCCCATAGCAATTTGTACTAGCGAACTAAAAAGTCTATCTGCATAAGCTTGCTCATCTGGCTTCAAATCAGCCATCTTGATTGCTTCAATTGGAAGATGGATGTTCGCCACCAAACTTCCGGTATTGATTCCAATACCTGCATCTAGCGCCGCTGCGAGAGGGCCACCATTACGAACTAAAGAAAACACTTTTTGAGCCATGGCTGGATGCTCATTTATTAATGAAATTGTATTGTCGTATGAGTTTTTAACTTTAGTGAATTCTGGCGGATTCCCTAAAAACAATTCAGCTTGCTTGCTATATTTTGTTGCAATAGGTAACTCTCGAGTTTTTATGATGTCAGCAAATTGAGCAAGAGTTTGTGTTCGATCAGCATCACCCATGTTCTGAGTAGCAGGTCTTTTCGCCGTAATAGGATAAAAACCTTCTTCAGTTTTTGGCTTTTCAGTTGTCTCAGGTGTTGCAACAGTTTCTTTTGCTGCAACGCTTGTCTTCCAAGGATTCCCAAAAAACTCTGCAGGATCAATAGGCTTGCCATCCTTGAATACAGTCATGTCAAGGTGTGGCCCAGTCGATCGCCCGGTGCTTCCTACATTACCAATTAATTGCTGCTGCTGAATAGCATTATCAATTTTCAAATCTGGGTTGATGCTATCCAAATGGCTATAACGTACTTCGTATCCACGACCATGATCAATGGTAACGCTATTGCCCAAACTATCATTTGTTTGAATATTTTTGATTTTGCCTGTACCAACAGTTTGAATAGGCGTACCTTGTGGTGCTCCAATATCCCAACCAGTGTGAACAGCACCAGGCTTACCCGTGATGGGATCTGTACGCGTACCATATGGGCTCGTCAACGTTCCTACGCTTGTTGGAATAGGCATTTGCCAATCAGTTGCAATCGAGTGAGTTTTTAAATCAGGTTCAGCGCGTAATGTCTGTGTTGCAGGCGTGGCTGTAGGCGATTCACCACTTGTTTGTCTACCCTGTACAGTTTGCGGAGCCTGTGACGGATTCATCATGCTAGGCGCGTTTGTAGGCTGCGTTGCAATAGCATCTGTTAACCACTTAGGCACAGGTTGGTTTGCTGCTCTCAAAGCATTTGCTTGACTAATCAATAGCTCACGATCTTTTTGTTCCGCAGATTTTTGTTGCAATTGCGAAGCTTGACTTTCCATGATCGCTTTACCGCGACCTTCATCAAGGTTGGTAATTTCATTCAACTCTTTAGGAGTAAGTGGGCGACCTTCTCTTTGAGCTTGCGCAACAATAGATGCAGCTTTTTGCTTATTACCCAACAAAATATTTTGTTGAGCCATTTGAATTTTCATTTGCGAAATAGGTAATTGTTGCGCGCGCTGTTGCTCAACACCTTCTCCAAGAGCTTCGGCTGCGCTACCTAAAGATGCCAGAAAACCACCCAGCTGAGGTTTAGCAAAGCCTGCCGCAACCTTGAACCAATTTGGTTTGTCATAACGATTCTGCAATGCTTCAATTGATTTTTGTTGAGCATCTCGCAATTCTGCAAGACGCGCATCATCCACCCCGTAAGGATTGATTTTTGTGATGTCTATAGCGCCAGCCAAACCGCCATAATTTTGTTCTTTAGGTTCAGCCATTATTTGCTCCTACTTGGTAAACCACCACGATGTCTTAATGATGCGCACCCAAAACTTTTATGCGGCAATTTAATTTTTCCGCCTTTTGCAAATCCGCACAATAATCCGCTTGCTGGAGTTGCGTAACCGCAAGAATTTACATATCCTGAATTAATAGCGTTTGCAGGACTGGTGTTTAAGGCTGAAGATACGTTATTTACATTACTACAATAATTATTAGTGCTTCCTCCGAATAAATTACCTAATTTTGTACCAAGCCCACTGAGCGTCGTTCCGATATTGCAAGCAATTGATTTGCCATTGCTCGAACAAAATAATCCCATAATTCCAGCGCCTGTATTTCCAGCCGCTGAAAGTGGAGACATACACATTGTGCTCGTAACAGTCGTTGGAATTTGTTGACCCTGCATTAAACCTGACAATTTAGTCAAAGTCGACAATGGGTAACACTGAGCATTTTGTTTAATCGTCTGGCATTGAGCACCAAGCGTTGCCAGTGCATTAATGCATGACAAATTTTGTGCCGCTGCTTGCGAACCCAACGTACCCAATCCCAAACCTGCCGCAGTTTTTGCGCTCGCACACGCTGCTTGTGCTGTTGCAGCTGTTTGACCAGCGGTGAGGTTTTCTGCATTTTGAGCTTGTTGAGCTTGCGCTGTTGTTCCTGCCAAAGTACTCAAAGCACCTTGCTTGGTTCCTGCAGCATTCAATGCTTGACCATAGCCAGTGTTGAGCATATTAGCAATTGCATTATTCAAACACTGTTCAGCATTTGCGTTAACTTGACCTAATACTTGTGCGCCACGTTGCGATCCGAATTGACCTGAACCAACGGTGGCTGCTGTTGCCATAGGATCCAAATTCTGTTGAATATTGCGCTGCGCAATATCTGACATTTGATTAACAGCAGAATTGATGTAAGGGCTCATATAAGACTGAGCCACACAACCCAAATTCAAATTAGCTGATCGGCAAATTAGAGGTTTAGCTGCGCACAGAGGACTTGAAGTGGTTCCCGCTTCCAAATAAGGTTGCGCTGACCCATAAATACTTTTATTGGCTGCGCATCCAAGGGTAGAAATCCCCTGCTGAAACGTTGGCTGTTGTTGACCAAAATTTGTTGCTACTTTACAAAAGGCTGCTTCTTGTAAAGGTTGAGCCCCTACAAATTGCGCTGCCGCTTGTGCGGCTTGTCCTTTAGTTGCTAATGTATTGAGATAGCAAGAATAAAATTGCGGGACGGAAGTGGTTTTAGTCGCTGAGGATTGCAGTAAGTTTGCCATGGTTTACTTCTTTCCCTTTTGAATATAATCAAGTGGCGACTTGGCTTTTGGTGGAATCTTATCCAAAGGTGCGCCTCTTTTATGTGCGCGCAATTTTTCGCGCAAACCATCTAAAATTTCTGAGCCTCGCTTATTATCGCCGCGCCCAAGCGCGCTGACAAACGCCGCGGGGAAAACATACTCGCCATCAGCGATCTTTGCAGGCACCGGATTGCCGCCTGGTGCGCTCTTGTGTGGGATTTGTGACCTAAAACCCTCAAGTACATGCATGCCTGCTTTGCTCGAGCCATCACCTAAAGCGGAAACGGTTTCCGCATCCATAACATAATCGCCATCATGCAACATGGCAGGAATATCATCCGATTGCCCAGTCCCGCCGCCGCATGCGTAATAGCCAGTGATCCCCGTAATGAATTCTGGCTTATGCCCATGTGGTGCTGCAGCTTGATATTTTTCTGGCAAACCACCTTGTGCCAATCCGCTTATGCTCGTTTTAATTTGTTTCAAAACCATAGGTTCTACTCTTGCATTTGATGATCGTCCGATCAATAATTCCGCATTTTGCTCAGGAAATTTTGGTTCAGAATCTTTATAGCAAAACAAATTTTTTGTGCTTCCACCACTTGCAAATCCTGCTAATCCACCAATTGATCCGCCATTTGCAACCGTTTGTGCGCAACCATAATTCTGTAACCCATAGGCTGGGCCAAACTCTTTAATTTCTTGCGTCTTCAATTCAGCTAAAGGATCAGTGGCTGTTTTCCCCACTCTCAATAAATTTGGCGATGTATCAAGTGCTGCTTGAGCATTTGCTAAATTATTTGTTCCGCTAGAACCACTTGGTTTGGAAACGTTTCCACTACCACCTGTTTTCCCTAAACCACCTAATTTTGCAGCACCTGCTCCAAGTCCGCCTACCAGACCAAGAGCGCCTTTTGCCAAATTTGCGTATTTTAGAGCTTCAGCAGCCGTTAAACCTGCGGCTTCTGCAGGTATTTGCAATTCTGCAGGCAATAAGCCTTGTTCCATTAATGCGGCAGCTTCAGCATCAGTTAACGTGCCTGCGAGACCGCCAATGTCTGAAATTGTTTGTGGTAATGCCGCTTCTTGCGCAGCAATCATTTCTGGGGTCAATCCCTCAGTCAGTGATCCTGCACCAATCGCATCACCACCTGCAGTTGCTATAGCACCCGCATCGCCTGCGCCTATAGCGCCTAACTCAGTGCCTGGAATCAGCGCGCCGCCTGCAACAGGAAAAGCCTCAGCAGATCCTAACGCGCCAGCGCCAATTGCTTCAGGCGCTAATGCACCTGCGGTAGCAGCCACAGCAGCAGCTAAAGCGCCTGCCTTTAAAAAGTCTTGAAAACTATGTGTGTCGGTTTTAGCTTTAGCTAAATCGGTTGTAAAACCTGTCGGTATTTGTGAAGCATCGTTCCAAGTCCAATTGCCAGATTGAACGGCTGTGCTTGCACCGCCAACGGGAGCGATTGTTCCGTAAGAGGCAACGGTTTTACCTGTTTTCGGATCAATAAATGAAGTTGGCACACCCTCATAATTTGTAGAGCCTGGCACGTAACCTTGGCTTTCATAGTATTGAGCGCCTGTTGTAAAGCTATTTGGATCGCCTGCTTTGTTTGTAAAAGGCACGCTGCTTGTAGCAGCAGATGTTGCCATGTCATTCATTACCTGGCAAATATTTTTCCCAGAAGATCCATAATTTTGACAAACGTTCTGTATGAAATCTTGAGGCGCACAAGTGCCAAACATATTTTTGTATGCAGAACCAATATTTTGGGCATTGACGATTGTTGCAGGGTCAATAGCAGGGGTACCACCACATACTAACGTGCATCCGTATGATGTACATGGCGCGCCGCATTGAAAAGGATCACTCATATTTTTACCTTTATAACTGCGAATTCATGTTTGGAACGATCGACATTAAACCGACCATCGCCATAGCCCAATCCTGCCAATTTGCAAAACTACGATGATCTGGCATCCCAGATTGAACAAAATATCCAATCCCATTCATCCCATCAACCCACGTTCTCCAATTAGCTTCATCGACATGCCCTAATTGTTGCCCCGCAAACAATTCTTCCATCAATTTATTGTATTGATCCCAAGACATGCCGCGCGGATCATAGACAACCATTACGGGTTACCTGTTCCGCGGACATCGCCTGTCTCTATGTTCAAGACAATACGACCCATAAAATAATCACCATTCACAACATTGCTGCTAAACCGTAAACGCATTTCTCGACGCTGCTCTTTCAAATCAATCTTTAACGTAGTCGGATCAAATAGTTTTGGTGCAGAAGGACTGTCTACGTCGTCTGCAAACCCTTTCCCTGTGACAATCATGCTCATGGTGCCTGTTTGTACAAAGTCTGGTTCTACGCGATCTAAACGCGTCCAAAGATTGTCGCCAGAGCCCTGTGGAGATCCGACCAAACCAATATTCATGCCCAACACATTTGTTTCAAAAGCAGAGTTAATCGCGTTCACGTTGTTTAGATAAACTTGATTGGTACCTTGTTCATGCACCCACAACGTGTAGTTGTTAATCACATTGGAAGTGTTTCCAGCCCAAATTGGTTTTCTAAATACTTCTGAGAAATACCCAGCAGAGCGTGTCGCACCATCTGCGAGCCCTGCGTCGTACCAACATTGTTCTCTGACGTTATAAATAATTGCGTCATTACATTCGACAGAATTACCGCGAGGATAAAACCACCAAATTTCGCCAAACCTTGGAATTTTACTAACCCAAACTTTTTGACGTTGCGAAATATTGATGTTGTCAAAAAACCAATTCATGTTTTGGGTGTTTTTGATTTCTTGAACCACACCGTTGTACATCAAGAATCGATCAGTTCCACACCAATAATACAAACCGTCATACTCAATTACGCATTGACTCGACATGATTGATGATTGTTGAGTCAACAAATCATAGCGCCAATAAATAGATGAGGTGCCTACAGTCTGGGGTGCATAGGTTACGCGTATAACGCTATCTAGGCTCCAAAATAAACCTGATGGGCTCGTAGTACCACCCCGCAACGGAAGCCCTTTAATGATTTTCGTCGAGGATACGTTATTTGCGTTGGCATCTGCAGATGTCCAATTATTAAAATTACCTGCAGAGCAATTTTGAATCAAACCGTAATTGCCATAAACAAACAAGTATGGGTAGAGCATCACAACACCACCAGACACACTGATGTTGTTGTCAAAAGTTAACGTGATGCTTGTGCCAGTTGCCGTGGCGTTTTTGTTTAAAACTACCGTCCAGATACCAGACACTAAAGACGAAGACACAATCGATGTATTGGCTGGTATGCCAGTGCCTGATACAGACACTCCTGCGCCCATAGCAACGTTTGTTTGAGCGAAGGTTACATTGGGTGAGCCAGAGGTTACAGTCGCTGCCACTGCCGTGAAAACGCCTACAGCGCTTACTGTAAGACCAGTAAAGGTGCCTAACAACGGTCTAGTGTTAATTTGCGAATCTATGTAGGTAAGATTCTGACCTGGGTGCGCAATTAAATTATTGTTTCCCGTTCCATATGGGTCATAACCAATATCAAATTGCCACAAATTATTTGAGTTTGACGAAAAATTAGTTACTGAGGTAATAGTTCCAACAAATCCAGAACCTGTACCGCCGATAGCTGCAGCTGCGATCGTGAATGTATCTGCAGTCTGATAACCTACGCCATTTGCAGTCAAGGTGATGCTAAATACCTTGTTGCTACTAACAACCACAGTCAATAATGCACCGGAACCGTTTCCACTTGCGGTCGTAAAAGCAACCCCAGTGTAAGTACCGTTTGAGTATCCAGAACCCTGTGAGGTAATTGCCACTCCGTTTGCAGATCCTACAATTGCAATCAGGGCTGGCCCTGTTCCGATCGCCTGATCATTTGCAATCACCCATTGACTTAATTGATTACTAAAACCAGATACGACGTACGTTAAACCATCTTGAGACTGAAGGATTATTCCCCGACTGATTCCTGACGCATTTAAAAATGCCCCAGAATAACCGCCAATCTTTCTAGGTCGACCGTACTGGAAACGCATCCACTGACCATCGACATAAGATGGTGATGCAAAAACAGTACCATCGCGCTGAATGCCTGGCGCTACTTGTAAGACGGCGACTTTCTTCGTCGTCATTAGAACGCTCCTGCATTAATACCAACAGGGAGTTGTAATCCAGTACCCGTCAAGGCACCCGCTTGCGATCCGCTTACTGCAAATCCAAGTTGACCAGAGGCTGCTAAAAATAACCCGGTTGTCGCATCACTTTGGAATGACAAAGACGGGTTTGCCGCGGTGCCGTTACCAAGAGATAACGCTGCAATAAAACTTGTTGTCGCTGAGTTTGCGTTATATAAATTTGTACCATCGCTAATTGCAATGATTGTTTGATTCTGTGGCACAACTAACGTTGTTCCAGCCGAGCCAGCAATACCAAATGTCAACGAATACGAACCCGTTGTGATGTTGCGCAATGAATACAATTGCACGGTCGGAGGCAAGAGCACCGTTAAGTTAAGCCCTAAAACACCCGAGTATTGCTGAATGACAGACTTTGCATTTGCCGCGGTAACCGTGAATGGGCTAGAAACAATCGAGCCAACTGGTTGAATATATTGAGTATAAGTAAACACGTTGGTTTGAGCCAACGCATAAGTAAACCAATTTGTTCCATCCGTTACAAAAACGCTCGAGTTTGCAATCTGTACTTGAATTGATGTCGTGTTGACCGCGGGGGCGTCAATAACTGCAGAGCTCCCAGTGGAGACAGTAAGAATGCCTGTGCCGTCGTTCTTTACAATTACAAACCAACCTGCCCCAACAGTTGATACGTTTGGAAGCGTTGCCGTTCCCGCACCACCTGTCCACACATATAACTGCGCACGATCATTATTTAAAAATTGATACGCTGATGAAAACGTGGTGAGCGGCGTATTTTCGTTAAGCGTGGTGTTGATTGCTAACAATCCTGAACCAGCTAGGGCTGATGCGCTCGCAGCTGATGCACCGATGCCCATGGCGATCGTGCTCCAAGTGCCATTGAGTGTCGTATTGTCAGTTAAGTAAATATAGTAGGTATTAACCGTTGCGGTGGTAGGCGCGACCGGAACACTGATAATTGTGCCGCCAGAGTAATTTTGAATCGTAACTGAGTAGTTTCCAGCAGTGCCAACGTTGCGCACAATGAAAGCGGTTCCAACCGAAACTTCAGTAGCTGCAGGAAGCACTAACGCTGAACCAACAGTGGTCGCTGCTACTTCGATAATGCCAGCAACAACGTTTGTTGTGTTCCCGTTGATAGGCCATTGCAGGGTGACTGAACCACTAATGGTCAAATTTTCATACGACACTTGTGCCGGATTAATTGTCTGACCTGTAAAAGGACTGGTATATGTAGTCATGATTAGCTATCCACAGCAACGGCTTGTCGGTCACCCACGCGTGATACGTCTTCGTCTTTCAGCGCCTTGATACCTTCAGTGTATTTTTGTTGGAAAATTACGCGCTGGTCATTTTTAAGATAAGGCATGGCTTGCAATAAAGTTCCGTACAACATAACGTTTGGCGCATTGCGCGTGAGCCAATTTGTTTGGTTTGTAGAGCTTAGAGGAGGCAAGCGTTCGTAATACAACACCTCAAAATTGTATGCCTGGTCAGGTGTCGGAGCGATATACCAATGATCCCAATCAGTATCTGCATAAAACAAAGGGGCTGATGTATTTGTATTGTTAGGCCAATAATTTGTCAGATACTCGTACTTGCGCAACAGTATTGGCGTTCTTACACCAGAAGCATTGGTATAGTTCATTGAAACTGTTTTTGTCCACAACGCGGGTTTTGCCAATTGTGGGTTACCAAAGTTCATTGCGGACGTTGCCACTTGAAGTTGACCGAGGGTTTTAACCTCACGAGCAATTTCAAATTCTGCCAGGGTAATAAAAGTAGGAATAGCATTGATCGTCGCTTGATCGGATCGTTCCAAATATTCTGGAATAATCGAGATCAAATTATCATAAGTCATTACCCAAGAGACGGTCATGGCAATTATCCAATCATTGAGGTAGCTTTCAGTTTAACGTCTGCCACCCGATTAAGCCAACCGCGACCAAACGTTGCAAACGTTGGCAGGCTACGGTAAAAGTCCTCTTTGGCTTGGCTAAAACGCTCAATGAGTTCTGCTGCGTCAAAATTACTGACTGCCGCAAGAGTCATC